GTGTATGATTACGACCTTGCAATACAGTTAAGAACTTGCAGTTGCCGTTACGATGTTTAATGAAGTATTCATTGTTGATATGAGTAGCACTAATAGCTTCTTCAATCGTACTGATACCGTGAGCACTTTTACCTGTCTTAGGATCTTTGATATGAAACGTACTTAATGACTGTGATGGGATATCTAAACACATGCCATAGTCCATGTATGTGTCCATCCAGTTCAATACTGCTTTACGTTTAATCATAGCACGTGGGCAGTTAGGATCTTTCCAGTCTGCTGGCCACTGAGCTTTTAGAATCTGAAATCCACCAGAGTCACCTAACATAAATGTACCAGCTTCACGCTCTCTAATGATACTTTCACTGGGATCGTTTATAGTTGTATCTAAGTTAGCATGGCCAGCACTGTACAAACCCCATTTGTAATAGTAGAGACCTTCTTTGCTATTAAGAAAGTTTAGCTTCTCAACATCACCGTTGAATTGTGCAGGGATACGTGCTTGGTCAAAGTACTGTTCACCTTTACGTTGCTTACCCAAGCCAGAGATATAAAAACTACTGACTGCGGGTAAGAACAATGCCCAATCGGGATTATGACTCGCTGATAGATTTACTTGTTCCATTATTTTGTTTGTGCAGGTAGTAAGTAACGATATGTTGCCATGCCACTATTAACTACAATCTCAGCGGCACCTTGGTCACTGATTTTAAAAATCTTATCACCGGGTAAGCTAAGAATATTAGAAACTACTGTAACAGGCCATTGAAATGACTTTGTTAATACACCAGTGACACCTGCATGAAATACAAAGTTACCACTGTGTGTACTGATATCACCAAAGTAAATCTTTAGATCACCGTTCTCAGTCTTAGTAACGAATGTGTTTTCTTCACTGTTAGCCTGACTTTGTTTCTTCAAACGTAAGATACTAGCAACGCTGGGTTCGAATTCAACATTCCAACCAGCACCTTTAAAGACAAAGCTCTTAACTTTTTCTTCAATGATAGACTTAGCCATCAAACGATAGTCATTCACAAAGTCGCCTGCTTTTGTTGCAAAGTGAATTGTATCTGGAGTAGAAACACCATCACGGTCTTTGCGTGTAAGTGTGATAATTGAAGTAGCGTCATACTCATCAAAGCCCAGAATAGTTTTTAGTTTAACTAAGTTAGGCATACCGAACACACCGATGAATTCGGGATGAGGATTAGCCAATGTACCAGTAATGACAACGCTCTTATCTTCTGCGATGGCAGCGATTTGAGTTTCTGTATCTGTACCTGTGATTTTAATCAAATCAATATTACCTAGACCAGCAGTATACTGGATAATGTTTTGTAGTGTATCTTTCATGTTTTTCCTTTAGAATATTTAAGAAGAATTATTGTGTATTGTAGTGGTTTATATTACGAAAGTCAAATCGAATTTAACCGAAACTGAACAAATCGTCAAATGTAGATTTAACATCTGTGTTGGAACGAATGTCCCAATTAAGAACGCCCAATAAGTTGTCAATCTTTTCGTCAACTAATGTTTGTTCCATTGCCGCATCGTCAAATGGCAATTCAGTGAACCATTGCGGTAGTCTAAGTTCATCAACCGGATAAGCAATGCTTGTAAAGTTCAACGGATTAGGTTTCAACTTACAAACGACAATCTTCATACCATCTACAATCTTTTGACTGTATTGATCTCCGTGAACCCTGCGCAAATAGTTATAGTTTAGTGCCGCACGAACGTGACCGGGCATGTTCTCACGACCTTTTTTACTGTTAGCTTCTAAGTCACCGTAGTATGTCAATTTATTAACACCTTTAGGCGAACCTTTTGTCCAACTATCTTGTGCTGATAGGATACGTTTGAAGTTTTTGATAGCCTCAATCACATCCTCACGACCTTTACCCTGTTGAAGAACCAGTTGTAGTATGTTCATTAAGAATTCTTGCACATACTTAGGTGTATCAGCACGTTTTAAATCAAGACCCATAGCTTTGATATCGCCACCTTGACCATCTTTATCTTTACGCTTACCTTCTTTGTCAAAGATGTTGATGGCATAACGTTTCTTAACCATAAAGAGAGCACGATCACCAATCAATTCACGACCGGCTTTGATAATTTCCCCGTTCTTGCGAGGCGCATGAAATGCTTTCTCCATGAATGATGGGAAACTTTCGTTTGCTTGGTCTGCGATACCATCATACAGTCCAATGCAAAGTTCTTTATCCCATACTAACTCACCTTTATCAATCTGTGGTTTGAGTGTAGGATAAGCAGTAAAGTAACAACTATCAGTATCACCATATACAATTGCATTGCCTTCATGTGAATACACACCTTCAACGGATTCGTTGATGTTACTCATCATGTGTTTTACAATTTGTCGACCAGACAGTGTAACACTTTGACCAATACGCTTATCGTAGAATCGACAATGCTCGTTTAATAGTGCGCCATAAGCAGAGTTCAATAAAATCTTACGAACTAGTTGACGTTTATCCCAATAGTCTCTGTCTTCTGGTGTAGTTGACTCTTTCAACTTTTTCTGCATCTCTTTACGATCACTGTACCAGCGAGTTAGTAAACCAGGAACAACACCTTCTTTTTCGTAAGTAAAGACTGTACCATTTGCAGAAAGCATCCAAGGCTTATTGCTATCAAAGATTAGTTTCCATATCTCTGCCGCAGACATTTCTACACTTCGACCATCTTCATAGTCTACAGTAAGAATAGTTCCACGTTCTTGGTTCATAATTGCTGAGTACTCTAGTGCACCAAACAAGTTTTCCCATAGAATAGCACCAGTCACATCATCATCACCTTCTTTGTAGCGTTTCTTTTCACTTGCTAAACGAAGGCCCTTATCTTTCATGTACTGGTCTGTGATTGTTTGTCTGATTTGAGCAACGATGGTTTCGCCTGCCATGTTAAGGGCACGAATAACCGAGGGGTAGAGCGAGTTGATATCGACTGCACCGACCCATTCGTGCATTCCTCGTTTCGGCGTAGCAACAAAGGCACCTGCTGCCGGCTGTATTTCATCTGCATTTTCATTCCTTTTCTTTTTATCGGGTACTACTAAGCCACGTTCGTGTGCTTCGTTAAAAATTGCCATCTCAATCATTGCCACTGAACCCATAACTGTTGGTAGCAGTACAGTATTTTCGTGTGCAAGTTGATTAGCTAGTTCTAGGAACTTAAGTTTTTTGTGAATCTTAAACACCAACATAGTATCTTGTCTGTTGTATTCAATAAACTTTTTAAAGTCTTTGTTATACAATTGGTCAAGAGTACCTTCATATTGTGTTTTGTTTTCACCAACTTCCATCTCACCAATAGCATCTAACTTATATGAATGCCGTGATTCATAGTTATACTTCTTATAGAGTTGCAAATAGTCCATGTGAATACGACCTACTAAATCGTAAGTTGTTTCTTTCTTACCGAAACGTTCGTATTCTCTAGGCTTGGGAAGTTGACCCAACAAGCAAAACTTGCGTGTGTCATCTTTGCTCATCACACGTGTAACACGATTGACCATGTAGGGAATATCATAGCCCTCTGAGTTCCAGCCAGTCAGTACATCTGCATCTTCAATCAATTGAAAGAACACATCAAACATTTCCTTCTCGTTTTTGAAAAGTAAACAGTTATCAAATTGACTTACAATCTCTTGTGCCGTTTCTTCACTCATGTGTTTAGGTGCAATGACCATAGTAACAAGTTGATCTAACCAATCTAAGTAACAACTGATAGCAGTTACAGGATTGAATGGATCACTAGTAGGACTGAAACCCTTCTCAGGATCAAAGTCTACTTCAATGTCAAAGAAGCAAGTGTGAAGTTTAGGTGCGTCTGCTTTAAGATAGTGTTCGCTTAAACAACGAAAGACTACAGGTACATCAGATTCAAACAATTTCTTATTTGAAAGGATACGTCTTTCTTTTTCAAAGTCTGCACGTTTACGTGTAGTGAATCTACCTACTGGGTCGCCGTATATGCTACGGAATTTACCCTTAGGATCACTGTAGTAAAGAACATAATTAGCAGGGTGTTCTACGTATTGGCGTTTGCCGTTTATATCACGTTCTATGACATAGATACGGTCTTCATCACGTGAATGTATTGCATCCACATAGGACATTATTCTTTACTCCTACAATTATTGCCATGCCACCGCGTAAAATTGCCTTTGTCTACAACTTTATTACAATGCTCACAAGTTACTTTTATTTTTGATGGGTTATTCAATGTAAATTTCTTTCTTCCATTTTCTTGCTGCCGTTTTAGCCCGTCTTCAGTATAATTTAATTTTATCCCTATACGATTTAAGTCAGATTGAATTCTCTTTTCTGTTCGAGTTTTTGGTTTGCCTTTAACTTTATCACTTACTTTTTTGGCTACTTCGGGATTCCTCATTGGATTTTTATCTCCTATTAAATCTTCCCTAGGTCCACCTTTTAGAAAATGATGCGTACCATTTTCTATACGCTGTTTAGCTCCCAATGAACTTAATCGTGAAATTTCTTTTGGATCTATATTCATCCGCAGTGCTATCAATTTACACGCATTCCAATCTTCTTGTAAAAGATGAATGTTGTAATGTTCCTGTATAGTGACTAATTTAAGATTAGAAATATCGTTATTGTTATGATTTCCATCAAGGTGATGTATTTCATACGATCTTCCGTTCTCATCTTTTGGTATAGAACCGTTGGCGGCCGCCCAAACTAACCTGTGTTTTCTTGAACTCATTGTGATACTCCGAATAGTAATAGATGGGCTATCTGTGATTCGGCACAGAAAGGTAATTACTCCCGTTCGCCCTATATTATTTATCAGAGGTAACACCATTTAAAGAGTCTTGCCAACTGTTTCGAGGATAGTGTTGAGTTCTTCGTGGTCTTTGTTAGTTTGACCTAAACTTGCTTTGTGTGCGATACGAATCGCTTTTTTGAGTGTGCTTGGTTTGACTTCGAGTTCTTCTGCAATTGCTTTGATAGTATCGGTTAGCCCGCCATTGAGTGTATCAATTTCGTGCATCACTGCCATACCTTCGTTTACCAATTGTGTTAGTTTGATCTTTTGGTCACCACTGAACATTTTTGCTGTCATAATAAATCTCCTGAGAAGTACTTATTATAACAGCTTTTGCAGAAAAGTCAAACAGTTTACGTAAGAAAGGTTAAATTAGTAAGAATTATACTATTATTTTTTCTTTGTTTTCTTTTTAGGAACAGATGTACCTAATTCTTTTGGTGGTTCCA